GATAAGCGTTATTATCATGTGCCATGTCCAGAATGCAATCACAAACAAGTTTTAAAGTGGAAGAATGTTATATGGGAAGAAAATAAACCAGAAACAGCTAGTTACGCTTGTGATGAGTGTGGCTCTATGATTGATGAGTCAAAAAAACAATGGATGCTTAAACATGGTGAGTGGATAGCAAAAGAGCCAAAATCTCACACAGCAGGATTTCACATCTCAGAACTTTATTCTGTTTGGTCTACATGGGCTGACATGGCTATTGCTTTTCTTGAAGCTAAAAAACAACCAGAAATGTTAAAGACTTGGATTAACACTTCTTTGGGAGAATCTTGGGAAGAGCAAGGAGAGGCTGTAGAGTATGAGACTTTATTAGAAAGAAGGTTGAACTATGATTTTACTTGCATACCAGAAGATGTTCTTATTTTAACCGCAGGTGTAGATACTCAAAAAGATCGCTTAGAGCTGCAGCTTGTTGGTTGGGGTAAAAACTATGAAGCATGGGTTTGTGATTTTAAGATTTTCTGGGGAGACCCCAATGCAATAAATGTTTGGACTGACCTAGATGCTTATCTTAAAAAAAGATTTAAAACAGAATCGGAGAGATTCATACCTATTTCATGTTGCACAGTGGATTCTGGAGGACATCACACAAATATGGTCTATCATTTTACCAAACCAAGACAATCCAGAAGAATCTTTGCAATCAAAGGTTTATCACAAGCTGGCAAGCCAATAGCTAACCGACCTACTTTTGTTGGAAAGAACAAGGCTGTTTTATATGGCGTAGGTGTAGACACAGCAAAAGAAGCCATACTTTCAAGATTAACAGCAGACTCAGAGACAAGCACTCTTCATTTTTGCTCAGACCTAGATGAAGAATACTTTAAGCAACTCACAGCAGAGAAAAGGGTGACAAAGTTTATCAGAGGAAGGAAAACACTGGTTTGGAAACAAATAAGACCAAGAAATGAAGCGTTGGATACGCTCGTTTATAATTTTGCTGCTATTTACATTTTAAATCCAAATTTTGATATTATTGAAGAAAGAATACTTACACAAGAAGCCCAGCCAAAAGAAAAACAGCAAAGCAAGCCGCAAAAGGGCATAAATAGGAGAAACTTTGCAACTTCTTGGAAATAAATTAAATAATTGCAATATATTGACATTATCATAAAAAACCTTAGTGTTAGATGTAGATATATCTAAAACATTTATGAGGTTTTTGCTTGAGCAATCAATTTGATTCAACAAACTATCCGAGTCAAGTTCCGACTGAATTACAGTTAGGAGACTTTTGGGCTTGGAAACGAGACAACTTATCCACAGATTATCCAGTGGCAAGTTATTCACTGTCTTATGAGTTCAATTTAATTGATGGTGCTGTGGTTTCCAATTTTACTTTGACTGCATCTGAGTCAAACGATACTTATATCATTGAAACAGCAAGCACTGCCACATACACCAAAGGTAATTACAACTGGGTTTCATACATAACTAGAACTTCTGACTCAGCAAGGGTTAAGTTAGAAGAAGGTTTTGTAGAAATTCAAGATAATTATGCAACAACTTCTGCTTCTGTTAGAAGTCATGCAAAGATAGTTTTAGATGCGATTGAAGCTGTCATAGAAAATCGAGCCACTATGGATCAAAGTTCTATGTCTATAGCTGGAAGGTCTTTATCAAGGCTGTCTATTGATGAATTGTTAACCTTTAGAGATAGATATAAGGCTGAATATCTAAAAGAGGTTAAACAATTAAGAATTAAAAACAAAAGAGGCTCAGGAAACACAATCAAAGTAAACTTTGGTGGTGGAACTGGCTTTACACCTAAGAGTTTCACATAATGGCTTGGTACAACAGAATATTAGGTGGTAACACCCCTAAAAAACAAAAAAGCAAGGCTTATCAAAGAAGTTACACTGGAGCGAACACTGGAAGATTGTTTGCAGACTTTGTAACTAGCTCTACAAGTGCTGATGCTGAAATAAAAGATAACATAAGAATCCTAAGAGATAGGGCGAGAGAGTTAGCTAGGAACGATAGCTATATTGCGAGATACCTCAACTTGATGGTGTCGAATGTTATCGGAAAGCATGGCATAAGAGTTAGCTCCAAAGCAAGGAACAATGATGGTTCTTTGGATATTGGGGCTAACCTGCTCATTGAAGATGCTTGGAAACAATGGTGTGAGCTTGGAAGTTGCACAACCAATGGAAGATTGTCTTTTTTAGACTGTCAAAAAATATTTATAGAATCTTTAGCTAGAGATGGCGAAGTTTTAATTAGAAAAATAAAAGAACCAAACTCACCTTTTGGTTTTAAATTGCAATTCTTAGAATCAGATCATTTAGATGAAAATAAGAATGATGTCTACAAAGAAACTGGCAATAAGATCAAGATGGGTGTTGAGGTTGATGAAAATGACAAACCTGTTGCTTATCATCTTTATAAGAACCATCCATACGATAGAACTTATTTAAATCAAAATGAACACATTAGAGTTCTTGCTGATGAGATTATTCACGCTTACTTACCAAGTAGAGCTGAACAAACCAGAGGTGTGTCTTTAGTTGCGACTGCTATGGCTAATGTAAAAATGCTTAACGGATATCTTGAGGCAGAAATTGTTGCTGCAAGAGTTGGGGCATCTAAAATGGGCTTCTTCACCTCTCCAGATGGCGATGGTTACGTTGGTGATGGCGAGTATGAGAATACTTTCAACCCAACAATGAACGCTCAAGCAGGGGTCTTTGAGCAGCTTCCAGCAGGGATGGATTTTAAAGCCTTTGAACCAAATCATCCGACATCAGCGTTTGAGTCTTTTACAACCAATGTTTTAAGAAGCATTGCATCAGGTTTAAACATTTCTTATCACTCACTGTCTAATGATTTAACTTCTGTTAATTACTCATCTATCAGACAAGGTGCTTTAGAAGATCGCAGTATGTACCAAATATATCAACAATTTGTTATTGAGCATTTTGTAAACCCAGTATTTCAATCATGGTTAGAAATGACTGTTTCTACAGGCTACATCAACCTCCCAATGGGAAAAATTGATAAGTTTGCTAGATCAGTTAATTACATACCAAGATCATTTGCTTGGATTGACCCATTAAAAGAAATGCAAGCCAATGTTATTGGTTTACAAAATGGAACAATGACTTATTCTGATATTAGTGCATCATATGGCAGAGACACAGAAGAATTATTTGAACAACATCAAAAAGAAATAGAATTAGCTAAACAGTATGGCATTGAACTAGCCTATCAACCTTTTGGTCAGAAACTACCTGTTGAAGCTAAGATACAGGGTGGAGATGACGAATAATGAAAGAAGAAAATAAAATACAAACAAGTTTTGATTCATTAGAATCAGAAGTACATCCAGTAGAAAATACTGAGGAGAAAACTATGTTAAAAGAAGATAGACATATCCTCAGCGTTTCTGAAACTGATAACTCTGTTATCGTTGAGTTTGAGAAGCATGAGGATGTAGAAGAAGAAGGTGAAGAATTAGAAATGACTGACGAAGTTTCTATGATTGATCAAGAAGAGAAAGAAAGAAAGGTTTTAGAGATGCCTATGAAATATAGGACTGTCGATCTTTCCAGAGCCTCTCACATTGATGATGAAAATCGTAGAGTTAGAGTTGGAGTTTCTTCTGAAGAACCTGTTGAAAGAAGTTTTGGCATGGAAGTGCTGGGACATTCTGAAGGTGATATAAACATGGAGTTTATTTCATCTGGAAGAGCACCATTGCTGCTTGATCATGATATGACTAAGCAAATTGGTGTGATTGAAGAATTCAAACTGGATGAGACTGCTAAGAGGACAATAGCAGTGGTTAGATTTGGTAAATCTGCCTTAGCTCGTGAAGTGTTTGAAGACGTAAAAGATGGTATTCGCATGAATATCTCTGTGGGCTACAGAATAGATAAACTGGAGCGATTCCAACGCAATGACGAGACTTTTTATAAGGCAAATTGGACACCAATGGAAGTATCTTCCGTTTCTGTTCCTGCTGATCAATCAAGGCTTGTTGGAGTTGGGCGTTCTAAAGATAAACAAAATATAACTCAAAAAATAGAGGTAAAAACTATGGAAAATCAAGAAATTAATCTTGAAGAAGTTAGAACTCAAACTATTGACGAAGCAAAATCTGAATTCAAAA